GACTATGAAGCCGCTGTTAACCCGGTGCTGAACTACGCGGGGCCTGCGCGGCTTGGCTATTCGGCTGCGGGTGATACGTCATCCGTGGTGGATGGGGCTGGGATTACATCCCCCTTGCAATCGCGCCGCCGTTCTGAGGCGCTGGTGCGGTTTCAGGGCATCTGCAAAGCAAGCTCGCCATTCAACATTTCTGCTTCAACGGTCAATCAGACCTACACAGTCAAGTTAGAGGTCGAGGCCCCATTCTCAGGCGTCCGCATCCTGGCCGACAACGGAGCGCCGAACGCGCAGACCGGCAACAAGATGGCGATTGGCGTGACCGAAACAAATGCTATTACTGCAACAGGTCTTACTGCTTCTCAAAACATATGTGCCCCGGTGATCGGTGGCGTTGCCTACGATTCCGCGCTGGTCACGTCTGGCAACCTTGGGTACAAGCAGGTGACGTGGGCGACCGCTGCCACCTATGACATGGGCGCTGGCAATGCGGCTCGGCAGTATCTCCTGTCGGATTGGATGTCGCTGCAATCTGTGGCGCGTGCCGATGGCGGGTCGCGTCCGCTCCTGCTGATGCGTCAAAAGCCCGACCCGACCGGGTATAACTTTCTAGTTGCGTCCACGTTGATGCGCTCGGCCACCACGGCAAACCGTGGCCGGACGGTTGTCACAAGCACCTATTTCGGGGACGGCCTGACGACACCAAATGGCGCGCACGCGCTCGGAACGACTTACGTCGACACCTACCCGATTATCCGTTTCAATACTCCGGTGCTGTCGGTATGGGGCGTTGGTGACTCTATCCAGCAGGGCAATTCAACCGGGATCATCGCTGACGGATACAGCAACTTCGTGGCGCGGGCTTGCGCCGATGTGTCCAGTCTGACGAAACCCGTGGTCTATGCAAATCTGTCGTGCAACGGGCAGACGGCGGCGTATTACTGGGCGAACGCGAAGGCGCTGCTTGCTGCCGGCGTTCCCCCGCCGAGTGTGCTGGTGACTGCCCCGGCATCCGTCAATGATGGCGGGTCAACCCCGACCGTTGCGCACATCGACGCGCAGCGTGACCGGGCATACGACATGATTGCAACATGCAGGCTGTACGGCATCCCTGCAATCGTGTGGCTTCCTTGGCTGGTCAATGAAAACCTGACCGACATATCGACAACGTACTACGACAGCAAGCGCAAACAGATCAACGCGGAATTGAAGGCGATTGCAGAGGCGGCTGGAATCGCCTGGATCACGCTGCCCGGACTTGGCGACGGCGCGAGTCCTGAAAAGTGGCTGACGGCTTACGAGTACGACTCGTTCCACCCAAACGAACTCGCGCATGAATCGGTGATGGCTCCCGCACTGGCGGCGGTTCTGGCGTCACTGAACGCCTGATTCCCATCCCCTGCCGGTGAGGATAGGAATGATTTCCGGCTAATCACCTAGCCATTTAGCGACCGTCGAGAGACGCCGCAAACCCCTCCTGGTGACTTTGGGGAGGGTTTCAGACTTAGGACTAACGATGTCGGACACGCAAGAAATTGCACCCGCAGGCGGTCTAGATGACCTTGCCGCATTCCTCACGGACACGCCGGAAACGGAACCCGAAAACGAGGATGAAGGCGCGGAAGAATCCATCCAAGAGGACACGGAGGACGCCGCAGACGATCAACCGGAAGAATCGGACGAGGAAGGCGACGAGCCTAAATCGGAAGAGGAAGAACCCGACGAAACGCCGAAACCTGATCGAAAGATAGCCGTCACTATCAAGGGCGATGACGGAGAGGACACGACTACGGAAGTGTCCGAAGAGGAACTTGTCAAGGGCTACACCCGCCAAGCCGACTACACGCGCAAGACGCAGGAGTTGGCGCAGCGCGAGACGCAGGCCGTCGAGTTCCTCAAAGGCAAACACGAAGAAATCCGCAACAGCTATTTGCAGCGCGCCGAGACGATTGAGGCGGCGTTTACGCAGATGGCCGGGATCAAGTCAGACGAGGAAATGGCGCAATTGGCGCACTCTGACCCTGCGGCGTGGGTGCAAGAAAGCCAGCGCAAGCAAGCAATCATGGGCTTCGTCAGTAACTTGCGTCAGCAGACGCAGGCAGAACGCGAGCAGGCGCAACAACAAGCGCAGCAGGCCCAACAGCAGGCACAAAAGAGCATGTACGAGCGTGCATGGTCCGAACTGTCCAAAGACAAGATTGACAAGCCGACGCTGAAAAAGATTTACGAAGGCGTGCAAGCGGGCTATGGCTTCACAGAGCGCGAATTGTCCGAGGTCTACGACCCACGGCTGGTTCGCATGTTCCGTGATGCTCAGCAGTATCGGGAACTAAAGGCCAAAGCGCCGGAAGTGAAGAAGCAAGCCGCACAAGCGCCGCGCCCGCCGAGTAGGCAGGCACAAAACCTCAACACACGCAAGAGCCAAGAACTGGACCGCAAATTCAAGGGCGGACGGGCACGGCTCGATGACCTGGCTTCCTACCTAAACATGAGGTAAACAAAATGACTGTTCCATCAAACCTGTATCAGAAGGCGTCTCTCAAGGGCGACCGCGAGGACTTGCTCGACAAGATCTTCAACACCGACCCGACCGAGACGCCTGTTATGTCCGGCTCTGGCCGTCAGACCGCGACCAACACGCTGCACGAATGGCAACGCGATAACCTCGCAACTGCCAACAAAGACAACGCCATGATCGACGGCGATGACGTGACGCTGGACGCGCAGACCCCGACCGAGCGTGTGGGCAACTACCCGCAGATTTTCGCCAAAAAGCCCGGCACTTCGCGCCGCGCCAACCTCGTCAAAAAGGCTGGCCGTGGTTCGGAACAGGGCTACATTCGCGGCAAGGCGATGCTGGAGATCAAACGCGATATCGAGGCGTCGATCCTGTCGAACAATGCCGCTGTGGCTCCTACCACTTCGGTTGCGCCGAAATCGGGCGGCCTGGGCGTGCAGCTGTACGTCAATGCGCTGCATAACGGCGCGGGTGCAACTGCATCGTGGACCACTGGCGCACCGACGACCGCTGTGACTGCAGGCACGAACCGCGCTTTCACGGTAACGCTGATGAACACGGCTTGCCAAAACGTCTTTGGTCAATCGGGCAAGTTCGTGGAGATGGCAGTGATGTCGCCTTCGCACAAGGCCACGTTCTCCGGCTTTGCAGGCATCGCGGCTAACCGCTTCGAGGTCAAGGGCAAGAGCCAAGGTGTCGTGGTTGCGGGCGCGGACGTTTTCATGTCCGATTTTGGGGCGATCTCGATTGTTCCTCATTGGGCAATGGTCGGCGCAACAGACGTGTTTTTGCTGAACACCGAGTTCATCGATACCGCCTGGCTCGATGGCTTCCAGACGAAAAAGCTCGGCATTAGCGGCGACAGCGAGCGCGAGTTGATCACGGCTGACGTTTGCTTGGCTGTGCGCTCCTCGAAGGCACAGGCGAAGATCGCCAACCTGACGCCCTAACGGGTAAGGGCTAGACCGCCAGAAAGGTCCGATGGGGTGCGAGGCCCCTCCACATTCTTAACGTCGATGAGACGCCGGAGCCACACATGACCCCTATTGAACGCTTCAAAGTTGATGAAGGCGTGAACGCTTACGGCGTGCGCAAGACCGTTCACTTCGACGGCGATCAAGTCGTATCGGAATTTTCCTACGACGCAGAACCCATCATTGAACAGTGCAAGGAAGAGCGCATTGTTTCCGCTGGTGAACGGTGGGGCGATGGTCGCAAGATCGGCACGCTTCCCCCCACTGTCCTGGCGCAAGTGTTTGCCATCCAGGGCGTTGACGAGCGCAAGAAGTTCATTCTGAACTACCTGCGGGCTAATCCCGCGTTCGTGTCGTTTGACAAGTTCCTCAAATGAACTACAGCAGCCTCAAGACGGGCATTGCGGTCTATCTGAACCGCACCGACCTTACGCCGTACCTGCCTGACTTTATCGAACGCGCAGAGGCGTTTTTGCAGCGGGAGATTTACGCATCTGACACGGAAACGAGCATCAGCGGAACGACCAGCGGCGGAGTTATCGCCCTGCCCGCAGACTTTGGCGAGTTGCGCCGGTTGACGGTGACAAGCTACGGCGTCGAGCGCGATCTTGATTACAAGTCGCCGACATACAACGCCACAGGATCAGGCGCATTGCCTGACGCATACGCATTTGAGGGCGGCGCGATACGCCTGTTCCCCGAGGCTGGCACTGGCTACCCATACACGATGTACTACCGGCCAAAACTTGCCGCGCTGTCGGACGCTGCGCCGACAAACTGGCTGACCAGCATTGCGCCGGACCTGTACCTGTACACATCGGCCCTTGAGGGCGCAAAACACATCAAAAACACCGAAGAGGTAGCAACGCTGTCGGCCATGCTTCCGGCATTGCTCGATTCTGTGCGCGGGTACATCAAGCGCCGCGCAATGCCAACCCTTAGCGGCTTGCGGATGCGTCCTAGTGGCGTGATTGGCCGTCGATGACTCCATTAATGGGTTTTGCTCCGGACGTGGAAAGCACGACGCCGGGGGTGCTTGTTGACTGCGCGCAACTGATCCCGTTTGAAAGCGGCATGGAGGCTGCGCCCGGCCTGACGGTTCCCACTGGTGTAGGCGCACTCGCTGCGGAGTGTCGCGGGGCTGCGGTAATCACCAAGCTAGACGGAACGCGCCGGGTGATGGCCGGCACTGCTACCGCGCTTTATGAACTGGTGTCCACAACATGGACAGACCGCAGCGCGGCAACCTATACCGGCAGTGGCGACACGCGCTGGAGCTTTACGCAGTTCGGTGACGCCACGATAGCGGCGAACCGTACAGACACGATACAGCGCACGACGAGCGGGTCATTCGCGGCGATCAGCGGCGCACCAAAGGCGAAGATTGTCTTTACGGTCGGCTCGTTCGTGATGGCTCTGAACGTCAACGACGGCGCGGAAAAGCCCAACGGCTGGCACTGCTGCGCGAGTTTTGACGATACCGACTGGACAGAGGATGTCGCTACGCAGAGCGCATCGGGGCAGTTGGTTGCTACACCCGGAGAGCTAACGGCAGGGGCAAGACTTGCCGAATATGCCGTTGCGTTCAAGAAAAGCAGCACGTATCTCGGGCAGTACGTCGGAGCGCCTAGCGTTTGGGATTGGGTGGCCGTTCCCGGCGATGTTGGATGTGTCGGGCAAGAGGCGGTATGCGACATTGACGGCGCGCTGTTCTTTGTCGGCGCTGACAACTTTTGGGTGTTCGACGGCACCCGGCCTATTCCTGTTGGGGATGATCTGCGCCAGTGGTTTGCGGATAACGCCGACGCGACGAACCTCTACAAAACAAAGTGCATCTATGACCGCAGGCAGCGCCGGGTGTGGGTGTTCTACCCCTCGGCGGGGTCGAGTTCGTGCAATTCGACGCTGGTCTATCACCTGAAAACAAAGCAGTGGGGCAGGGCCAATCGGAGCATAGAGGCGACGATTAATTACGTCTCTGCTGGTGTCACTGTAGACACGCTCAATACTCTTGCGGCGACGATTGACGCACTGCCAGATATTCCGCTCGATTCGCCTTTTTGGCTTGCTGGCTCAAGTGCATTGGCGGTGTTCGATACATCGCACCAGGTCAACACGATGACCGGAGCGCCTGCGGCAAGTTCGTTCACAACCGGGGACGTTGGAGAGGATGACGCGGTAACTACCTTGCAGCAAATCCGGCTGCGGTTTTCTGCTGGACGCGGACCAACCACGGCAAGCGCAACGGCGTATTCAAAGATGGCAACGGGCGACGCCTTCGCTGTCGGGCAGACAACGCAAATCAATGATGGCAAGTTCGACGTGCTGCAGTCTGCGCGCTGGCACCGGGCCGTTATCAACATGACGGGAAGCCCGAGAGTTACGGGCATTCGTCCGCAGATCAAAGGGGCCGGGAAGCGATGAGGGCCAATTCAACGCCGCGCATCGGCGGTGATCCAGACCTTACGCGCGAACTGCGGGAACACGCGGTTCTTATCAACCTGATGACGGATGGCCGGTTAGCCGGGACGAACAACGCGACAACGGCAGCGCCCACGACTGGCACACACGCGGTAGGCGATTTCGTGCGCAACAGCGCACCGGCAGAGCTTGGCAGCGCGTCGAGCAAGTACGTCATAGACGGCTGGACCTGTGTGGCAGGCGGAACACCGGGCACATGGGTGCAAAAACGATCACTTACAGGAAATTGACATGGCAGACGCATGGACTCAACCGTATCAAAAGAGCTTCTTTGACAACGCTCAACGGATAGGCCAGTCGGCTTACACGCCGTTCGGGCAAAGCACGCAAGTCGGGGCAAACCCGATGCAACAGCAATCCTGGCAGAACACGTTTAACCGTGGCATGCAGGGTGCGCCAGAAGTGTCCGCTGCACGCACGCAGATGACGGACACGATCAACGGCGGCGGCTTCGCGTCAAACCCGTATCTGTCCGGCTCCAATCCGTACCTGCAAAGCACGATTGACAGCACGCTAGGCGACATCACCAAGAATTACAACCAGTCGGTAAAACCGGCAATGAGCACGGCGCAGGCGCGGTCTGGTTCGTTCGGTAACTCGGGGTTGCAGCAGATTCAGGCGGGACAGGAGCAAAACCTAGCGCAGGAGCTTGGCCGCGCATCGAGCAATCTTCGGTTTGGCGACTATCAGCAGCGTGCGCAAATGTACGG